GTCAAGGTCTTTCTTGACAGTTGGTTTTGGCTCGGCTTTCTTCTCACGCTTGGTTGGCTCCTCGATGGGAGACTCAGCCTTTGGCGCGGCGGCTTGTGGTGCTTCTAACTTAGGCTTACCTGCCATGTCAGCTTGGTATGGTGTCATAACGACCATCTTCAGCACTTCAGGCTTTGCGGCAACTTCGCTAGTTACGGCATACTCAGGTTGCTTGATGAAGCGTGTTGGTGTGAACAACACAGACTGGTTGTCGTTCTCTTCATTGAAGCTAATCTGCGTCATGACGTAGTCCAAGCTCTTGCCGTTGTTAGACAAATACTTGGTGTAGTTCTCGAACGTGTGCGAGTTGTCTCCTGTGCCGTCACCAAACAAAGACTTGGATGCCAAGTTCATTTGATAGACTTCACCTTCCAACGATGTGCCGAAGTCTTCTTCCAACACAAGCGCAATACGGCGTGAGTAGCGGCAAGCTTTGGAGTTGCCCATACCTGAACCCTTGGTGTTCTGAGTGCAGTTGTCGCAACGCTCGGCTTGTTTGTTTGCTGAACCGGCATCAGGTACACGACCGTCATTAGAGAAGCAGTCGGGCGCAGTCGGCTCGGCATCGGGGCTCCATGCTTTTGCATAGAAGATACGACCCACAGCAGGAGAAGCGTTAACGATGATGGCGTTCAAGTTACCCTTGACCTTGCCCATCTCTTCACCGCCAACCGTCTTACGGAAGATTCCGTTTTTGGGCACGATGCGTTTAACGCCAGTCTTACCGGCGAGTTGTTTTGTAAGCTCACTGACACCAGCTTTTTGCAGGAAGTCGGGGAGGTCTTGGTTGAGAATAGTGATATCACTCATTTCATTTTTCCTTAGAACGTCTAACAACCACGGTATAAGCATTCTCCACATTGAGACCAAGTGGTAGAACTGTGGGATTCTCAGAGAGGAAATCCTTCATGTTTGTTTGATGAAGTCTCTTCTCTAACAGGCCAAATGCACCGTGCTCCTCTATGAAGTCGTACATTGAATCCCAATCGTTCGTCCAGTACCGTGACTTTACCGAGCGAATGATTGTGCCGTGTGGGGTGCGAATGCTGTCGGCATTCATGTCTTTGCATACATCGAGCATCTGTGCTTCTAAAACATCCATTTGCTCTTTGAGGTCTGTGTCTTCAGCTTCAAACATGCGCTTGTTGTCGGCACGTTTGTCTCTGATCTTGATGTAGATAGACGTTAGCTTTGCTAAGTCCATGGGGGTAACTCTGTCTTGAGTTTCTTCGTTCATCTGATTCTCCTAATAAAAGTGTGTGGCAGTAGCAGTTCACATAAAGCAGTGGATTTCAAAACATTTAAACGTCCGTATCGGCGCTAACCCGATACCCACTACTACCACACGATTCGAATTATACACTAATATTTGACATTGTCAACATTCATCTGAAGAAATTTCTTGTTTGTACAAATCAATTACTTTTTGGTGGTTGTCAATGTTGCTCTGAAGCATCGTGTACATCTTTGATTCAATGGGGCTACCCTTGATGTGCACAACGGTCATGTTGTTGACTTGTCCGGGGCGGTCGATACGTGCATTGGCTTGCAAGTACGTTTCAACGCTGGTGCATGGAGCATACCAAATGATTGTGTTAGCGGCGGTTAGTGTTAACCCGTGTGATGCCGCCTTCGGTTGAATGATTAAAACTTTTGGTTCTGGTTGCTCTTGAAAGTGCTTGACAATGTCGGCGCGTTTGTTTACAGGCACGGACCCGTTAATTACATCGCATGTAATGTTGTTCTTTGTTAGGTGCTTCTCAAGCAACTCAATGGTGTGCGTGAACGGAACAAACACAAGCACCTTGTGACTCGACTCTTCAACGACTTCCTGCACCACATTCAGTCGGCTACTTACATCGAACTCAACTACTTCGCCCGTATCCGTATACACCGCACCTCCAGCTATTTGTAGAAGTTTGTTAATTTGTACGGCAGCGTTAACTGCGGATACTTCTTCTCCAGCAGCCTCAATCAGCATCTGCTTCTTTAGTATGTTGTAGAACTTTAACTGCTGCGGTGTCAAAGGTGCGTCTCGTTCAACGAATGTAACGGGCGGCAAGTCAAGGCAGTCGGCTTTCTCAAACCGAATGGCGGGTTGCAGTGCCTTGTGCACAATAAGCTGTGACGTTGGCTTGGGTATCCACTTGTACATAGTGAGCTTCATCATCACTGTGTCTCGGAACTGACCAAAGAAAGGCGACACGCCCTTGGGGTTCACAAGCTTTGCCAATCCGTAAGCATCCACAGGCGATTGAGCGGCAGGCGTACCGGTCAACATCCACAGGCCCTTAATAACTTTTGTTAGATCGCGCAAGTCTTTCCAACGCTCGGTCTGCGCATTCTTATAGGCTGACGCCTCGTCAACGACGATAAGGTCAAAGCCCCCTGCCATGATTTCTTTCTTGACGATGCCCACACCATCGAAGTTGATGATGACGAACTCAGCACCGGCATTCACAATTTCTTTGCGTTTTCTTGCGGCTCCGTAAGCAACTGCAACTGTTCTGTGGATCGCAAATTTAAACAAGTCGTTCTGCCATGCTGATTTCATAATCGACAGAGGGCAGATCACTAACACACGCTTCACTAATCCAATGGTCATAAGGTAGTCGACAGCCCAAATGACTGATGCTGTCTTACCTGTACCTTGCTCGTTGAAACAGAACGCCTTGCGGTTTGTTGTAAGAAATTCTGATGTTGTCTTCTGATGTTCAAATGGTGTGAACCCCGGCGGACGGGGCCACGTGTACTCTGATAGGTTCATTTTTTCTTACGTTCCTTGGCGCTTACTTCTGATACTACCTTGTGGTTTGAGCCACGCTTAAATGATCGATTAGCTGAAGGTGTTTGAAGTTTGGTTCCGTTTTTGTTGGAGCCACCTTTAGATAGTGCCTTGATGTGAGCAACATCTTTTCCTTCGCGTACGTCAGCACGTCCATCTTTGTTTCGGTCGGCGCTCTTGTTATCGATTGACTCTCGTGCGCGTTGTCTTTCAAGCCGTTCATCGGCTTCTCCTCTTGTTAATTGTTGTTGATATTCTTTTTTGTAGGGGCGGGGTTTGTTTACGTAGGGCATGTTAGTTCCTGTTGTATTCACATTCTTTCACTGAGCAGAACTTGCACAGTGGGCCTTGAACGGGGTTCCACACCCCATTTTCTAACGCCGCCTCAATTCTTGCTACGTCTCGGGCGGCGGGTTCTATGTATTTTGGCATCATCTCGGAATGATGGATAGCCCTCACGAACTCCTTGCTGACCACAAACAACAGGGCTGACTTCACCCGTTGAATTTCCGGAAACTTGGCGAATAATCCACTAGCGACAAGATCGAGTTGCTTCACGTCCGCATATCTCGCACTCTTGCTCGTCTTGTAGTCTATGGAGTGTGCCGTTCCCGTAGTCCGATTGCTAATCACCAAATCCGCTACCCCATGCCACCACACATTCGGAGCATCGAAGTCGCACGACTCTAAATTCTTCGTCAACCCAAGTTTGACTTCGCATAATTTCTCCCCGGGGATCTCTTTTAATACGTCTAAGGTTGCTTGCATATATGCAAACTGTTCTGGGATCGGCGTTCCGTCACGAATGTATTCTTCTGCCACAGTATGAGCAGACTTGCCATACAGCGTTGCCTGTGTATCCGGCTCAACAACGTCCTTTGCAATCTTGGTGTGATAGTACTTCTTAGGGCACTGTTGAAATGTTTTCAGGCTACTGAATGACCAAACGATACTCATAATGTGCGGACTCCTCTTTCCCCATGTTCAAACCGAGCGCCACGTGCGGCGGCATAAGCTTTTACCACATGTGGATAGTGTCTGTCTGATGATACTTGCTTAGTATCAATACCCCAATCAGTTCCAGACGAATCCAAACCATACTCAGGGGCAATATTCAATAGTTCGGCTAATGGCGAATTACCCACAACAGACAGTCCGTTGCCACCAAAGAACGCATAGCTCTTAACTAGGCCTTTGTCGTGCTGAATTACTGGATGGAAATAAATTTTTGCTTGGTTTGCTTCGGGGATTTCAGAAAGTAAAAGCAGTCCTGCGTTGCTCTTACCAAACGAATCCTGAAAGTTGGGGAGTATGCCGCCCCAATCGTGCATCATTGCATTGTGTTCCCAATCTATTTTTAGCCCGTCTTTGTTGCCTTTGACTTCCACAAACATACCACCACCCCAAGTAGAGGGCAGAAAAAAATCAGGTAGGTAACGAAAGTTTTTAACTTGGTCGCCAATATCCATTTCTTTTTCGTACCCTTCGCTTTCATACTTCCAAGGTATGCCCACGGTGTCAAAGAACACAGCCCAACGTGCTTCCAACCGCGAACGAAAGCGGTAGCCCTTGTATGTAGTCTCGATTGCTTTAATTTGGCTCATTTTTTCATGTCCCTTACAAACACGGCAAAGCTTGCCGCTGTGTCGCCAAGAGAAGTCATCTTGTCAAACTCAAGCGCTACTTCTTCTAACACTACATTACGTTGTGATGGGGACACGTACGTGAATACGTACGGCTGTCCTGACTTCATTTCATTCTCGTGTTCAATACGTGCAAACTCGTCATCTTCATTTGTGTGTATCATGAGTTTTTTTCCTTTAGTTTGGCTTCGATAACCCGAACGTAGCGAATCACGGTCTGGTTTGATACGTTCCCATCATCAAGACCAAATGCAAAGCCGTCATCAATGGCGTCTTCAATCTCCTGATCAGTCAGCCCAACCCAAGGGCGAACGTAGTCTTGAATGTCATCGTCATCTAACATCTTTGCCAACACTTTTCTTGCTGTTGGCGTGTCTGGCATCTTTGCGTCGTTTAACATTTGTTTTGTTATGCGGGTTGTCATATCGGTGCATCCTCATGGTTGTCAGGGTTGAAATTGGGGACTCGGTTGCCCGTGTCCTTAGGGTTTGGGAATGGCGGGAAAGGCCAAATTGTATTTGACATATATTAACACTCTCCGTAGGTCTGTGCGTACTTTGCTTCGCAAGTTACGGGTAAACCCCTAGCCCACTCGGGTGGCGTAGACATGCACTCGACGATATATGCAAGCGCCTCATCCTTCTCCGCCTCGGGAACCACGATCACTGCCGCATCATGGACAGTCAGCGCAACGCGATACTTCTCGTTGATCTTGATCATCTGCTCTCCCACAATGATTCGCGCCAAGGCTTGAACTACGTTCTCAACTAGCGACCCACCCCACAGTGACACGGGACCTTTGCGCGACTTGTAAACATACTGAGACTTGGATTCTGACGTATCCAGCTTGAGGTCTGGGTATCGGATAGAAAGACCATTAGGCAGACCTATACCATTTTTCGTAACCTTGAGGCATTTGTGCTTGCCGTAGTAATAAGGCTTGAGTTTGTCATCCAAGTTGGCTAGGTCAGCAATCGCCTTGTCGCCATCGCGCCATAACTTAATCACCTTATCGTTGGCATCGCGATATGTATCAACATAGTTCTTAGCTTCGTCTTCAGTAACGACCGCGCCAGGTGGTTGCGTCTTGAGCGTGTGCTGTAACTTTAACGCCCCAGTCCCGTAGCCTAGACCCAAGATGCAGGTCTTACCCACGAAGCGTTCCACTGGGTCAGCCTTGGAGATTGGGCGTTCGTATATCTTGGTTGCAAACAGAGAGTAGACATCCTCTCCGTTGCGGAACTGCTCAACCACATCATCCTGCCCTGCCAGCCAGACGAGGACACGTGCCTCAATCTGAGAAGAGTCACAGTTGATAACGATGTGGTCATCAGGCGCTACGACTGCATTCTTTAAGGCTTTCTTTTTCTTATCTCTACTTGGTAAATTTTGGAAGTTAACTTTATCACTGCCAGCCCAGCG